TCTCATCACGAACCCAAAGAGATATCCCGCATTAGAACGGTTGAGTTCGGCATTTTCAAAGAAAACAAAAAAAATATGTATTTTCCACTTGACAACATTACCGAGACATGCTATATTAATATTGTAAGCGATGAGGATATGAAAAACAACAGAGAGATGTTGGATACTCTGAAAGACAAGATAAGAAAAGATACTGATAATAATATCAACTCTTCTTTCACAGTCTTTAAGGCAGAGCATGAACATTCTTTCTATTATGCAATTCACTTTACTCATTATTTACAAACTAGGTGACATATGATAAATATTAATGGAATAAGACTACCAGATAATACTACAGCAATTAAACTTGAACCGTCAAGTCTTTTGGATAAAGCGGTTGTAAAATATGATAAAGAAAAGGATATACTATATTATAGTGTTGAAGTGCTGATTGAGTGTTTCCAACAAGATGGAATGACTTACGAAGAAGCATGGGACTGGTTCAATTATAACACTGTAAGAACCGGAGACTACGTCAAACAATACCCAGAATTTATTTACGAAAATGATCAAAATAAAACTTGACAAATATTGTCAACATGTTATATTATAAAGGTAACCAAAAAGGAGGAAGACATGAGCACTGTGTGGCTAATAGATATTGATGGTACGGTCTGTGACGACATACCAAACGAAACACCGGAATTATTTGCAACAGCAAAACCAATACCCGGTTCTTTGGAGAAAGTAAAAGAACTCTATAATAATGGAGACCGTGTTACTTTCTTTACTGCAAGAACTTCGGCTCATGCTGAAGCTACAGAAAAATGGTTGAATGACCATGGTTTCCCTTTCGAAAGTGTTTGCTATAACAAACCAAGAATTTCTGATGGTGAAATTTATCACTGGGTGGATAATCGGGGCGTATTAGCTACTTTTGTTCCGGAAGGATTAAAATAAAAAAATACTTGACAAGTTCTGAGAA